CGTCTACAGGCACTACTGCTGTTACTGATTTTAATGATTTAACATTCAGCACAGCCACAATCACAGCCAGAGGTTGTATGATTTACAATGATACAAATGGTGATAAATCAGTTGCCACAATTGATTTTGGTGGTGACAAAACATCGACCGCAGGTGATTTTACAATAGTTTTTCCAGCTAAAGCAGCAAGTACAGCTATTATAAGAATAGCCTAGCCTTATGGCTAACATAACTGGTTGGGGTAGAGGCACTTGGGGTGA